CTGTCAACTCGTAAGAGTGACCGTAAGATTACGGTGCTTCAACCACAAAATATCGTAGTTGTAAGCGTGTAGATTGGCGTCCGTCGATACCCTTCCGACCCACGCGTTACGTATGGGTCAGTAGGTGACTCGAGCCCGGTTCTAGCATAAACGCTATAGCCGGGAACGAGCCAATCACCAGGTCTTCGCTTCTGAAGGCGAATAGGCCTAAGTGAGTATGTATCGAAAAAGCCTCCCTCCCAACCGGACCTACGAAGCTTACGAGGGGCGTAAAGAGAATGGCTACCAAGAAGGTGGCCATCTCCATACCCATCGGGCCCGTAGATACGGTTGTGTTCCCATGTCCAGGCTTCGCAAAGAGAAGCGAGCTCGCGCTCGCATCTCCGCATCGCCCAGTTATGGAAACAGAAGAGAGTCTTATCCGAAACCTCATCTTTGAGGTAAAAAGGACGGACGTCTTCCCCAGAGAGCCAATCGGCACCGCATGATTCGCGAAAAGGACCCTCCCAGTATGACTTTTCGGGGTTAACCCAAAAGCCTGCTGAGTCCAGGACCTCTAACAAAACATGCGTAGCCTCCGAAGGGACGATTATATCGTCCCCGAAGACGCCGATAGAGCTAACATCTCCACCGACGGAGCGAGTAGACGCCCAAGCAAGAGCCCAAAAAATCAAGGACTCAAGCTCAAACGTAAACCCATTCCCCATACTGCTAAATTTCTCTAGCCGGTACGAAGCTCCTTCGTAAGAGAAGGTTCCCGTCCTAAACTGGCTCAGGAATTCAAGCCAATCAGGAGGCAACAGATCAGCAACTAAACCCCACGAGAGCGTATCGCTGGCCGAACTAAGGTCGATAGTGCAAAAGTTTCCTTTAACACTACCTTCCCTAGCCAGCTTACGATTCCGTTCTTGATCCGTGAGGTCCAGGCCCACAGAACGCAACCTACCCTTAAGGTAGGATCCCACCCCAAGTTGAAACAACCCGTTAAGGATTGGCTCAACAATAATAGGGCGGTGAGTCTTGCAGTTCTTCGGGACAAAGACAAGCTTTCCATCGTCCTTCCGGACGGGAACGAGGAACCGAGTTTCATCGGGATCCTCAACCCATAGCGGAAATAGAGTATTACTCTTCACAGAGTGGTGCTCTACGAGGTAAGGGAACTGCGAGAGCAGCTTCCCCACAGATGGAAACATATCTTCGCTACACGCTAGCGTGGCTGACAGCTTCCCTGACAAGGAAGCTTCCGCCATGCGAACGCTCGTGTTAGCCCCTGGACCATATCTGAACTCAAGTGACTCAAGAGGAGGCACGTCCCCAAGCACAGTACTAATTTTACGTGACGCCAGATGGAAAATCTGTCGTACGGCCGTTGAGGCAGTACTGAGCAAGTTTCGGTTAACCTCCTCACACCTGAGCTCCGCCTTCAAGAACGCGTTAACGCCCTCGAAGAGTGGGTTGTACCCAAGATCAATCCAAGCACTTTTGTTAAAAAGCGCCTGAATTTGACGGGCACCGCGATAATCATCAAGCGGAAGATCCGTAGGGACCTTACACTCAACAACGGCACGGAACTCGCCGGCCTCCACTAACTTGTGGAGACCCATCGAGAATACTCCCCTTTTGGAGTAAATGGTCGAGACCGCAGTCACAAAAGACAGACCGTCTTTGTACTGCCGTGGTGCTAGCCAATCCGTCAAGCCTTTGTAGGCCTTAGGATCAACTAAACCAGATTCGATGAAAGTATTCATCAATCCTCCTACTACTAGAGTAGCTGGTTTATCGGCCGACTGAAGCCCGATTTAACTCGGGATTTCGCCGGATGTATAGAACGCAGGAACCGGAAGGACCGAGCTTGTGAAAGCCGATCCAGCCGAGGCCTGATTCAGTACACCCGTCGCAGTCGTTGACGACGCCCCTTGCAGGGCGCCGACATGCAACTTCAGCGAATTGGCCCTGTCCGCCACAGTGCTTCTCCGGTTGGAGAAGTGAGTGGTGATCAGGGTTTCAACGTACGCCACTTTTGGTGGCGCAACGTATCCCGCTGAAGTGCCCGACGCACCCAAAGTCTCCATTACGGGGACTTCGAGCTTCGCGGTACGCTTCCAGTTCCCATCCTTCAGCTGCTCCTCCGTTAAACGGTATCGCATCTGACCCTCGAGAGGGACACCAGCAATGCTGGTGCGCCAATAAGGACTTCCGTCCTTATCGGTGACAGGTTTGAAAGTGTACTCTACCGGTGACGCTGCATCATCTTTGATGAGCAGGTTGGTCATGTTAGCCAAGATGGCTACCTTTCCACATTACAGTGGCGTTAAGTCAACGGAACGATCTAGCAAATCGCTGTTGAGCGAGAGATATCGCATTCCAAATCCTACGACCGTGGACAGCACCACCAAGGTGCATCTGCGGAAGCGGGATCGGAAGCGACTCGGAGTATGTCCGCGTTAAAGAAACACGCTTATGGGCTATTTTTGGCGTTGCCAGAACACCCAGGATCGTGCTTCTATACGTAGGCAAACCCAATGTGTACCAAGCGGATCGAACCGCCGGTATACCTTGGACTCCTTCTCTCTTGACAACCTCAGTTGTCAGGAATCTCCCTTTCAGGGAGGGAACCTGATTCACAACATCGAGGTAAGCACCGAATGGGATAAACCAATCGATGACAAATGACCAGGGAAGAAGTTCCCAGGCCACGCTCAAGGGGTCAAGCATACCAAGTTGACGGGCGAAACCCATCTCCTCGGTACATTCATACTGAATGTAACGCTTGCGAGACGCTCGATAAGGAACATCAAAGATGTTCTTACTTTGCGACCCGTTACCGGCCCATTTTCTTTCACTAGAGACTCTATAGATCTGCGAACGCGGACCATTAGAGATGGCTTCAAAAGCCTTTGCAGCCTCGTATGAGTCACCCAGAAGGGGTAACCATCCGTACTGCAACTCCAGCCAGCGACCAGAGATATCGGTTGTTTTTAACCGAGTCCCCCTGGGGCGTGCACCCAACTGCCTAGCGGCAGTTGCGAAGTCCCCGCGTTTCAACGCGAGGGCCGCACGCCCAAGCTTACTGAGATTACCGGCGAGCAAATCCACCGTCTGGTGAAGTTGCCCAATGTTGACAGCAAGGTTGAAGTCGTGAGACTTTACCTTCTTCAGCAGCTTAGCGTACAACGCCAAAGTGTCGTTGGACGTCCACGGCTGGTCAGCATCAAAAGCAAAGCCCGGCGTGTAGGTGGTAGTCTGCACACTCGTTGAATTATCCGAGTATGTAGCCATCCACTTTATTACGAAGGACAAGCTAAACCGGTTCCAGGACTCAACAGTACAAGTGTAATTATTCCACTTGTCCCGTACGGTCCCGGCGAATGTCGTCAGCTTACCATCTCCTCCAGTCCAGTCTCGGTAAAAACCGATTCCGGTGCCGTAGGGGGTGGCGGCCGGCGATCCAATCGTCCCAGTAGTCACGGAGGTGAGAGGGTGGCAGTATCAGTGTCCCTTGAATCGGGGTTATCCCCGATGAAGAGGTCGCTGATCCGCTCCCATTTAACACATACCGACCCGTCATCATCGTTATTCCTGATACTAGCCTGGAGCGGGATACAACCCGAAACCAGGGCAAGGACCAAGATCAGAATGACGAGTAAGGACAAACAAGATGTGAGGGCAGGCCCCGAAAGGCTGAAGCTCACACCACCCGGATTTTCATCCGGATTACGCTTGTTCTCGGACATGTGTAGACACCTCCTGGGATTCGAATCCCTAGCATGACAAATGTCACTGGGCTTTGACTAGCCCAACCAGTCGATGAACCTTCACCGACAGGCGCCAACCACCGACCCGAAAGGGCGGTGCAGAAAATCCGCAGTGGACCTTATACTAAGAGTACAAGAACCATACGACAGACTTTCCTTCATTGAGATTAGTGTACTGAAAACAGTGCACCTCTCCATACTCTGATATAGCCGGCCCGTCAAGGGTCGATTCTACCAGTCTATGGAAGGCCACAAATTCGTCGATAGCCCGCTCCTCATTTGGAGCGAGTTTCCCGACGACACTACCAGCAACGTAGTCAACGAGATCCTGATGAGGGATTTCGAGACACGACGCTAACGCACGAATTGGATTCTTGGCAATAAGCCGAGAATTTAGGTCGACGTTAGTGCTTAGGGTACCATTACACATAGTGTAAAAGATACCTTTATTGTGCTGGGTATTGTGGAAATGTCGCATAGTAATACTCCTAGTTACGGTAACC